AAAATCACTATGGATTTTTTCTTAGGTGTCCAACTTCATTTTACAATCAACCTTTAGAATTCTGTTAAATTCTTTACGATTTAGTTTGGAAAAATCAACACACGCTGCATATAAAATTTGTTCAATTTCTGCTTTTTGGGCAAGACGGCTGTTAAAGAGTTCCTCTGAAAAGCGGAAAGAATACTTTTTAAGGCGTACAGCCATGCAATATCAGCTCCAATCACAGTAACAGTATAATTGAAGTATATCATAACGCGACAAAAAAGACCAGACAGCACAACAAATGCAAATAAAAAAGCGGGTAAGCCCCATAAGGACTTACCCGTGGTCCGAGTGGCGAGAGTCGAACTCGATTAAAACCTAGTAATAATGCGGGTTTGTGCGTTTGGTCCGCATTTAGTCCGCAGTTTTTGTTGATTTTTTCTTATTTCAAGACAAAAAACAGGCAGCCAGAAAAATATCTGGCCGCCATTTTTTGTGCTTATTACTCTACCCGAAACCGCCGCGTGATAACCATTTCCTGCGTGGTAAGTTCCCCTTTTATCTCGTCCACGCTGTCTTGAATCTTGTCGATTTTCTGCTCCATACGGTCCATTTTTTCAGCAAGCTGCTTATGTCCATCCGCAATCTGGCGAATCTCTTTTTTCACATCGCTTTCGATATACGCCATTATGCGGTTTTCCGAAGCCGATACCGCCCCGTTGATAAGCTCTGAAATCGCCTGCAAGTCCTCTTTCGTCAGCATCATATCACCCTCCGTTTCATCGCACCCATAGTATACCACGCCGGACAGGCTTGTTCAAGAATAGTCTGCCCTTCCAATCACATAAAAAACGCCAGCCGGGAAACGCCTTATTCATATGGGTTCTTCGCTGTGCTTGCCAACTCAAACAGAACCGCTTTTTGTGCCCGGTTCAGTCCTGTACTATCCAGATAGGCCCGCAGCTCGTCCTTGTTCAATGTACCGCTGTTATTGGTATCCGCATACCGCAGCATTTCCGCATATATACGGCCAAGCCCGTATTCCTCGGCTTTTTCGTATTTCATCCGTTGCCCGCTGCCCGCATACGCATACCAAAGCGCAGCCTGCTGTCCTGCGTCAAGGCCCTGGCTATCCATTGCGGCATACAGTTCATCCGTAGAAACGCTTCCGTTTTTGTCCGCGTCCAGCATGGGTAGCATCAAAATATACTGCTCTCCGGCGCCCACTGCCTGTGCCGCTTTGTATTTTGCCTTGGCTTCGTCAGAGGCATAAACCTGCCACACCGCCGCCTTCTGCTCCGGCGTCAGCCCGTGGCCTTCCAGTCCCTGCGTCACCTCGCCGGCCGAAAGCGTGCCGTTTCCGTCAGCGTCCATCGCGTCCATCATGGCCCTGAACTTTTCGCCCTCAACGCCTGCGCCCGTGGCCGCGCGGTATGCTTCCGTATACTTTGCGCTTTTGGCCCGGAATCCGCTGTCAACATAGTCCTGCGCCATCGGCAGGCTGTACGGCCCGAACAGCGCCGCCTGTGCGTATGTTCCCAGCGTCGGATTCTCCACCGGGAACTTCATTGTTTCCCTTCCCTGGCTGTCGTATCCGAACTGCCCGCCATTCGCCACAGTGGTGATGCCCTCAAAGGCTTTTTTCAGTTGGCCGCCACCCAACGGGGGAAGGATATAAAACGCGGGTTTTGCCAACTCCTTTCCGATGCCTTGCAGCGCGCGTCCGGCGTCTTTTTCGCCGCTCGCCAAACCCACAGCATTGGAAACCAGATTCCCCATGTCCGGCAGCGCGCTGCTGATGGGCACCCTGCCGCCTCCTAATACACCTCCCACAAAAGGCAGCTCCTGCGCCACATTTTCCGCCAGTGAAGCCGTTGCCTGTACCGCGCCCTTGCGCTGTGTGGTAAAATCCACACCTTCGCCGCTTATAAGCTGCTGCGCTGCGTCCACCGTATTCGGCAGCTGATATCCTGTATAGTCTCCAATGGCTTCGTTCGCAATGCCCAAGAAGTCAAGCGCCGGGCGCCGTCCCACCAGCTTTTCATACAGGTCATTGAACAAATACGCCCCGATCGTGTACTTCATCAGCCCGGCAACAAGCGCGGCCATGCCTTTTTCTTTCAGGTCGTCCGGCAGGTCCTTGAACAGGTGGCGCAATTGGTTGTTTACTTCAACCTGATACATCGTCAGCAGCCGTGTCAGCGGGTTTTTGCGTTCAAACACGGTCGGCAGCGCGCCTTTGCTCCGGTCCGCCATCAAACTTGCCGCGTATCGGTCCGCCTCCTGCATGGCGCTGGATGCATCCATTCCCGCCTTGATGTTGTCGTAGTATTTTGCGCGTGTCACGACATTGCTTGTGAAGTCGTCGATATACGCCATCGGCTTCGTAAGGGTCTCGCTCAGCTTCTGCAGCTTTGTCATGCTCAACGGGCTGCTTCCCCGCCGGTTCGTCAAAAACACGCTTGTGTCGGCAAACCCGTCGTCCTTGTAGTAGGCTTTTGCGGTCTCCCGTGCAGCGCGCACAAGGCTTCCCGTGCTGCATTCGGCGCTTGCCTGGGTGATCGGGATAAAGTTCGTCAGCCAGCTGCCCGGATTGACGGCCACCATGTTTGCCGCAACGCGGTTTTCAAGGTTGGACATCATCTGGTAAATGCCCCGTCCCGCGTCCGCCTCGACGCCCCGGTCGTGGATGCTCTTTTTCCCTGCCAGCTTATTCGTGTATTCGTTCAGCTCCTGCACAAAATGGCTCAAATGCGATTTGCCTTTGCTGTACAGTTCCGCTACGCGCGATTCCCGCTGTTCTTCCGTCAGGCTTTCGTCCGCGCGGATGTCCTGCACCTCCTGCTTGATGCCCTTTTCGCTGTTTTTGAAGCGCACAGCGTCCTCCAGTGCGCGCAGCCGCTGGATGTCCTCTGTGTGAAAAATCACGTCTGCGGCGGTTTCGATGTAACGGTCAAACCCTTTTAGCGCGTCGTAGGTTGTTTCAAATCCCGTGCGCTGCTTTGCGTTCGGGTTGTATTTCCGGCCCGGGCGGAAAGTATACGTAAGCCCGGCAATGTCGGTCGGCAGTTCGTCCTTGCGCGTGTTCCAGCCCAGTTTTTCGGCTATTCTGTTCAGCAGGCCGTCCGGTTGGCTGTCCGTAAAATGTGGGAAGTAACCGCTTCTGTACTCAACAGGCGCATATCCGTTCCGCATATACGCCTCGTTCATCTGCTCAAAAATGGCGTCATATTCCTTGCGGAACAGCTCCAGCCCGCGGTCGATCTTGTCCATGTCCAGCTGGCTGCCGTATTTCTTCCGCATTTCCTCCGCCGTTCGGCTCAAAAGCTCAAGCTCCGCTTCGCTGCGCTTGTTTCCCATCGCCGCAGCCGTCTCCGCGCCCTGCAACTCGCCGTATACCTGCAAATATTCGCTTTCGGCCTGTGTCAGGTTCAGCGCAGCAATTCTTGCCCTCTGCTCGTTTTTCCAGCGCGTGGCCTTCGCCTCGTTCGCGTGCACGGGCGTGAAATACTTCTCCGTCAGCGCCCGCGCCTCCGTGCGATCCGGCACAATGTCCCGCATGTTGCGTTCCATCGTTTCAGTGCTGTAAAAAAGCCCTCCCGGCTTGTCCTTCCAGGCGTCGCTTTTGGCAATGTCCTGTGCCGCCTCGCTCGCAAGTCCCGCGCGCCGCTGCGCGTTGTATTCCTTCACAGGCGCAAGGCTGTCCTGCACGGCTTTCTTTGCGGCATATACACGCAGAATACCGCCTCGGTTTTCTCCCTTTACGTCCTCCGGGTCGATATCGCCGCGCAACAGCTTGTCCACCGTCCGGCTGTCCTGCTCTGTCAAAAGCTCGTTTGCAGTGATCTTATCAGCCTGGCGGCGCAGCCGTTTGGCCGTTTCATACGCAGCCTTCAGCGCATCGGTGCTCACGGGTGCCGGCACGCTCGTTTTTTGTTCCCGTGCCTGCCGCTGCGCCGCCTGGTCCGCCTCATACCGCTGCACGCCTTTTACATCCCGTGTCAGTTGCTCCACGGCGTCGTCAAAACCATTTCGTGCATAGGCCTTAAAATCGGTGGCATCGTCCCCATAATAAGCGTCCAGTTCAACGCCCGTTTTCCGAATGCTGCGCGCCACTTCACCAATGCGCTCCAGCTGGTCCAGCGGTGCGGAAAGCTCTGCGTCAAACAATTCAGGATACCTTTCGGCAAGCTCCGCGTATTTCACGTCGATAGGCGTGCCGCCTTCGTTCGTCAGCTTCAAGTCTCCAAAATACTGCGTCCGCATGTCTTTGTACTCCCGGCTGCTTCGGCTCTCGCTGTCCAGCGTCAGTGCATTGCCCCGCAGCTCGTCTTTCAGCTCCTTGTACTGGTTGTAGTATTCGTCCATCACCATAATGCCGCGGTCATAGGCCGCATTGAACACCTCCGAAGCCGTGGCTTCGCTTACCCTGCCGTTTTGCTTAATCTCCGCGGCCATAGCGTCCGCCAGCGGTTTCAGGTATTCGCGCCGCGCGCCCTTCGGCACGCTCAATGCATCGCCTACGCGGTCCACAAATGCGTTTTCCCGCCTGTTTTGGATGCGCTTTGATTTTTCGTTGCCTGCGGCAGTGCCGGGGTTTTCCGCGTTTGCATTCAACTGCAAACCGTCCCCCGTCGCCGCTGCCATGTCCGGCATCCCCTTCATGGGTGGAAGTATAACGCCGGGCGTATCGGCTTCTGCGTTCTGCCGGGCGCCGCTTTGGGCCGCGTCTCCCCCCATAGGCGGCAGAAAACGCCCGCCGTCTGTTGCATTTTCGCCGGATTGTGGTACAATATTATCAAAAGATGTGGTCGCGCCACCGATTGAAGCGGGTTCGCCTGTGACGGAATCGGTCTTGATGGCGTTGGCCGCATCTTTTTTTTGATAAATAATATTTCCGTTCTGGTCCACGACCTCATGCAAATAATATCTATTGTTTTCGGTGCTTTTAGTCACTACGGCGGCAATATAATTTGTGTCGGATCCTACTTTCACAGGGGCAGCGAAAACCAGCGTATCATAGCCTCTTCCCTTCCAGTTCTGCTGTGTGTCGATCTGCCGCCCCTGCGCGATTACCTGCGGCACAGCTGCAAAAGCTGCCGCTTTTCTCCGCCCAATGCCGTGCGCCATGCTATCCTTCACGCCCCGTTCATCCAAAACCACTTCACCGAGTCCACGCCGGAACACCTTGTTTCCCAGCGTGCGGAAGTAATCACCCACCTGCTGCACAAGGTTCTTTTCGGTGTTTTTTGCAAACTCTTTTCCTGTGATTTCAGCTACGGGCTGCATCCCTTGTATTTCCGGGATGCTTCCGCGCAGTTTTTCCAGCAATTGCGCATTCGTGGCTTTTGCTTCCGCTTTAGAAGCTGGCATAGCCTGCTGTGCCATCGGCATCCGGATAACAGGCAAAGACTTGGAATCCCCCTGTTTCTGCGGTATAATAGTGTTCAAAGATGTGGCAGCGTCACCGATTGAGACGGGGTTCCCGTCAACATAGTCGGTCTTGATGGCGCTTGCCGCATCTTTTTTTGCATCCTGTGCCGTTTCCGCCTCCGCCGCCCACTGGTCGGCCCGCTGTTCCAGCATCGGCAGTGTAAAAAGCTGCTGTCCCGTGCGCGCGTTCATCTGGTACAGCTCGCCCAGGTCGGCGTTTGACAGCTTTGCCCCGTCCGTCGCACGCCGGGCAAGTTCTGCCGCCAGGCTCAGCCTGTCCGCATTGCCGTCCACGTTGCCGTCCGCCGGCGCACGCAGCCCCTCGCTGATCACGTCGTTTGCTCCTCCCAGGGCGTTTATTTTTGCCCCGGTGCGTCTCGTCCGGATATCGCCCGGCGCGTTCATCGCCGCGCTGGTAAGTGCGCCCAGCAGCATCGAATACGCCGTATCCTGTAAGATCTCCCCGCCGCTGCGCCAGTCCTCCCGGTTCAGGTACATCTTTTCCAGCTGCGAGCCAATCAGCTCGCTCAACGCTTCCTCCAGGCCCTCACCGAAAATGTCCGCCAGCCGTTTCACGGCCCTCCGTCCCGCGCTGCTGCCCGCAATGCGTTGAATGGCTTTGTCCATCCAGCCGCCACCAAGACCGGGAATACCGCCCACGATTTTCTCTGTCGCACCCTCCGTCGCGCCCGAAAGCAGGCCGTACACCAACGCCGTGTCCTCGTCCGCGCCATAGGCCCGCGCCTGGGCCGCCGCGTTTCCTGCGGCGGAGGACATGATATAAGGCAGCCCCAGCGTGCCGCCTGTCACAGCATTCACGCCGATGCTTGGCAACATCCCGCCAACGCCCGCCGCAAGGTCGCCGCCCACCTTCCACAGGCCCGTGGCGCCGTATTTTTCATCCAGCCCCTGCGCATACTCCGCCGCTTTGGTGCTGCGCAAGCGGTCGGCGGCCGCGGGAAGCTGTTCCGCCACGGCTTTGTCCGCCGCCTGCGTGTCCTGGGCATACTGCGCATGCTTTCCGCCGAACACCGCCGCCCAAAAGTTCTGCATGTCCCGCAGGTTCACGCCCGTGTCCGTCACATAGCCGTTTGTAAGCTGCGCGTTCACCTGCGCACGGGCGTTGTCCAGAATATTGTTGTAGGCTCCCTCCACGCTTGTCGCTGCGCCGCCCAGGCCCTTTTCGGCAATGTATGCCGCTTTGGATTTCCCCGGGTCAATGCCCGTTTCTGCCGCTTTGTCCTTCAGCCAATTTCCAACGATTTGCCCTGCCTGCTGCCCGACAATCGCCGTTGGGTCCATGCCGAACTGCTGGAACTGCTGCGCGGTTCTCTGCTGCGCCTCGCGCTGCCGCTCCTTCTGCGCCATAGGCATCAGAACAGGGCCGCCGCTTTTCACGGCGGCCCTGTTCTGTTTCTGCGCAGCTGTTTTAGGTGTATCGACCGATACACTTTTTGATGCTGGTACAACGGGAGTTCTGCGTTGCAGCTCTTTCTGATATACTTTTTCAAATTCTTGCCGGTATATCTCCTTTTCTTTTTCGCTCGCGTTCTTAAGGTTCCATTTCGTCACGGTTCATTCCTCCATGTGTTTATATATCACTGAATCGTCAAGCCCGGGAAACTCTTCGGGGACCAATTCAAAAGAGGATTTTGAGAATTTTTCGGCGCCATCTCCGTGCCCTGCGCTATACCCGTTAGCCGTTCTTCGGCCTGTTCGTCTTTAATTGCTTCATATCTGGCCCGGGCGGCTGCAGCGGCCCGAATTTGCGCGGCAGTATTATCATTCTGCTCATTGTTGGACGCAGCAGGCTGTGTTGTTAGGCTTCCTTCACTTGTGCCCCCGCCGCCGTATGCCCTATAAAGCGCCGCCGCCTGCTGCTCGGCAAGCGCCTGCTGCGCTTCCATCAGCGCCTGGTTCTGTGCCGCCTGAATCTGCGCCAGCGTCTGCGCTTTGTTTTGCTCAATCTGTGTCAATCCGCTGGTGTATGTATTGTCGTAATTCAGCAGACGGTCCAGGCTCGCCGCGGCAAGGTCTGCAAGCCGGTCCTGATAGTCCTTGTCATAGGCTGCCTTTGCCTGGTTGTATGCGTCAAGGTCGCTCGCCTTCCCCTCGGCCAGCTGCGCGGCCAGCGTGGCAAGCTGGTCGTTCCTGCTCCGGTCCAGCTCCCCGCGGGCGTTCCCGTATTCGTTCGCAAGGCCCAGCATTGTGCTTTCGCTCGCGCCGCCGCTGCGTCCCATCGCGGCCAGCTGCTGGCCCAGGTTACGGTTTTGCATCTGGTTTGCAATGTATGCCTGCTGCATGGCACGTTCGGTCGCGCTGTTCACGTCTCCCGTGGCCTTGTTGTAACCTTCCTCCCGCAATGCCAGCGCGCTGTCGTAGCTGCCCTTGGCCGCGTCCAGAAGTGAATTGTATCCCGCAAGGGCCGCAGCCTCCTGTTTCGCCCGAGCCTCCGCCTCCGCCGCCTTCTGGCGTTCGTACTGCTGCTGCAAAATTTCCGCCTGCCGCCGCGCCGCTTCTTCTGCCGCTGCCTGCTGCTGGGCATAGAATGCATTCAGCTGCGCCGTTGGGTCATATGTCGTTGTTGGCCTACCGGAGTAACTGCCATTACCGCTTGTGTCGCTTGTGTCGCTTGTGCCGCCGCCCTCGGAAGTGCTCCCGATGTATTGGGGCACGCTCGGTTTCCTTCCAAATTGCGTGCCGCTCATGCCGCCGTTGTTTGCAAGCTGTTTCCGCGCCTGATCTGCTATTTCTTTGTGCGATTGATACCAGGCTTGGTCCTGCTGTGTCCTTTGCGCACCTTTTTCTGTGGCTGCCCCCCATTTATCTTTCCAATTACCTGTTCCTTTCGTGTATGCCATTTTCAAAAGCTCCTTTCCAAAACGGCCCGCCCGCATCACGCCGGGCGGGCCTGTGTTGTATTTATTCCGTTTTTCCGCCCGTCAGGCTTTCCCCCACGTCCTCCGTGCTGTTCTTCACCACAGCGAGGATTTTTTTCAAAAATCCTGGCAGGGGCGCGCCCAGCGCCGCCGCATTTTCGCAGATGCTCCCCAGCTCCGTAACGATGTACCAGCACAACACCAGCGGGCACACAAGCACCGAATATTCAAACGGCAGCTTGATTGCTGTGATATTGTTGATGATGATTCCCAGCAGGCCATCCAGCGCTGCGGCCACCACAACCACGACAAGCATGCCGCCTTTATGCCATAGCCCGGCGCGGGCCGTGGCGCTGGACCAGCCGTCCTTTTTGCTGCCTGCCACGCTCCCGGTAATCCAATCCAGCAGCATGCAGGCTGCAAAGCCGATCACCAGCCAGCCCATCCATCCAAATACAGCCGTAATAGCTCCGGCAATGCCCACCACAGCCAGCTTGATTTTGTTCAGTGTCTCCATCACACTGCACCTCCCAGCGCGGCTTTTGCCGATTCAATTCGCCGCAAATATTCGCCCGCCTGCTCGTTTGCCTTCGTCTCCCCAGCCTGCGCCCGGTCGGCGCGCTGCGTTTCTTCGGCAGCACGCTTGTCCGCTTCATCCGCGCGGCGGGCCTCGGCATCCGCCCGGGCGTTCGCCGCTTCAAGCTGTGCTTTCAATCCTTCTGCAGCATCGCTCGTGCCGCCTCCCTGCGCCACGCAGGCTGTGAAAGCGTCGCCCGGGGAGAGCGTCACAAGCTGGCAGCGGTCGGCCAGCACCACGGCGTAACGCTGCACTCCCGCCACGAAGATGCGCACCCAGCTGTATCCGCCGGAGCTGCCCACCTCGGCCTGCACCGGGTAGCATGTCCCCTCAATCAGCTTGCCGCCGTTGTAGGACTTGTCCACCGCATTCACATCGGGCGCGGTGAACACCTCACATTTGCCGCTCGTCACTTTTAGAAATTTCATACCGTCGTCCTCCATCCCGTTGATTGCTGTACCATATGTGCCCACGGCGTTGGGGTGCCCGGTGTATGCGGTTGGGTCAAGCCCCGCCCCGGTGGTCGTGGCCCGCACCTCAAAATGGCAGTGTGCAAAGGGCGGGCTTGCCAGCGCCGCGTTGCCCGTGTTGCCCATCACCGCCAGCGCGTCGCCGCTTTTCACCCGCTGGCCCACGGATACCAGATTCCGCGCGTTGTGGCAGAAATACAGGTAGTTCACCGCGTCCGGCGTCTGGCCCGCGTCCAGCTCCACGCACACATACCAGCCCCATTCCCACGTTTTGCTGCCCGTAGACCTGTCCACCTTGCGGGCCGTAATAACCCGCCCGGAAATGCTTTTGCCCTTGTAATCGGGCATCCTGATGGTGGTGCTGTCCAGCCCCTCCTCGTCGCTGCCGCCGTGCCAGCCCTTGCCGTTGTTCCGGGTATAGCCCCACCGGCTGTACCCGTACCGCACCCGCACGCGGCCCTTAAAAATTGCCATATGTCATGCCTCCTTTACAGCCCCAGCGCGGCAAGCTGCTGCTCCACGAACGTGAGCTGCTCAAGTGAGGCAACGAGGTGCACTTCCTCGGCCGGCTCGCCCGTCGCATAATTCACTTTTGTCACGCACTGTTTGCCGATGGAGCGCGGATAGGTGAAATCTGCATAAATGTTGGTGTACTCTTTTTCCGGGTTTTCCGCGTCGATGTTCTGCAAGGTGATTTTCTTTGTCGCCTCGGCATCGGTCATCAGGGCGTAAAACTCATCCAGTGTCATTGCGTCCGCCGACATGTGGATTTCAAGGTGGCTGCGCGCCGTGGTGGACATGGACGGGTAACATGCGGTCTCGGGCAGTACCTCGTAGGCGCTGCCGTTTTCCAGTGTGATTTTCAGCATTTTGTGTACCTCCTATACAACATAAATTTGTGATATGTACATCTTGTGGAACGTCAGGAATCGCCAGTTAAAATAAGCTGTGCCGTTAAAACTGAACGGGATTTGAAGGTGAAAACTCTTTGCTGTGTCGCCTATCTTCATATACTGATTGCAAATATTCGGGTTATAGTCATTTGCAACGCTGGAAAGCCCGAACCAATCCTCACCGTAGTTTGCTATGTTCAGTTCATAATTTCCCACAACGTGCAACATACTGTATCCGGAAACGTTATATCCGCCGCTTATAATTTTTAGCTGCGTATCACCATAACCGCCGCGGGCTATCAGTTTCCCGTTTTCATTTTTGTTAAATTCGTAGTTGTTGGGATAGGCGCTCCAGTGCACCCAAATATTTCCGTTATTCCCTATTACGCCGTTATTGTAAATGAAAAATTGCTTTTGCCAAACAAGGTTGTTATTGTGATAAACCTTGTTGCTGGCATTACTGTTGTAATACACATTGTTCGACTGTGGGACGTTGTTGCTGTTGTAATATAGCGCCATATTCCCACCGCCTCACGAATAGTTGATCCACAAATTGCCGTCGTAGCCCATGGTTATATTGCTGGCCCGCCGTGCATTGGAAAGCCTGCCGTCGTTGCCTTGGCATA